GGCGTTGATTTCTACAACCCAGTGGGAGATGGGGTAACCCAGTCGCCATGACCTGTTTTGCCATTCTTCCATGATGCCTGAGTATTCTTGGGTGGTTGTGTTGTACCCAAGTAGGTCTTCGGCTGTCAGTTTGGTGCGTTGAACGTCTACAACGTAGTAAAGGTTGGTGTGTGGCTGGTAAAGAATCCACACCAACGCCCAAAACATTGTTGGTGACGGGTCAATAGCGACCATTGAAATCACAGGTGGGGATAAACCTGGGGGTATCTCTCCGTGTTGGCGTTCGTTATCCACACATCCTTGGTAGAGAACTCCGTCTGCGCCCATTCCGCCGATGAGCCAGGTGCGGTCTATCAGGTAGTTGTCTAGGTTTACGTCTTCTTGTTGGTATACGACTCGGAATACGTCAGGTTTGGTGTACCTAATGTATGACAGGTCTTTCCATGAGAGACGTTTCGGGTCTAGAAGCGGTCCTTCGGGGTATGGCTTCGCATTGACTGAACGACTTTCTTTACCTGTATCCAGTTCTGGATAGTACGCCTGCCATACGAGATGCCTGTACTTAGTAGATTTCGTGGGTTCAATAGCGGCTTGTTCTTCAGGGCTTGTGATGTCTGAACCGTCGTAGTCTTCGTCAGCGTCGTACGATATTTTTGCAAGGCAATGAGCATAGATGTCTCCAGTTCCGAGTCGCTGCCCGATAACCGCCAACAATCCTCCAGGGTCAACTCGTGCTTCGGCAACATTATCCCAGCGTTCAAGCAACTTATCTCTGGCAACTGATTCTCTAGAGTTGTCTGGGGAGGCAACGTCGTCAAAAAGGCAGAGGTCGGCACGGTGACCGATGAACTCTGATTCAATTCCGTATGCTCGGACGGTTGGTTCTTTGTTATCCAACCCGTTGCCGTCCAACTGTTCAACAATGAACTCCTCAGCCCGCCATAAAGCGCCTTTATCAGTCGGCTTAAATCTGCCGTAATCAACAGAAAGACATCCTTGGGCATCAACGGCTAGTCCTTTCTTCAATATCTCTGGGTCAAATTGGATTGGTTGGGGACGTTCTAGGGTTTCTCGGATTCGGCGGGAATACTGTTTAGCCATAGCCTGCGACACCGACCCGATAAGTACACGGATTGCACGGTTACGAACAATCATCCACACAGCAACATCGTGAAATAGGGTGGATTTTCCTGCACCTGGCGGGCAGTTGAGTACAACAAATTCTTTTTCTTCTGACTCCAACAGTTTGACTAGTTCGTATGCGGCTTCTACCTGCCACGGGGACGGGACTCTACCTAGGTAATAAGTGCGAAAGAAGTCAAAGTCTTCTAATCCTCGGCGGGCAGAATCTGTTAAACGGTCCAACGGAACTGCGGGCGGTAGTCCTAAAGCGTCGTCTAGGTCTTCTTTGTATTCGTCGTTTTGGGTTCCACCGCTTCGTGCCCGTTGTTTGTCTACTTTGACTTGGGCTTCTTCTCGTTTAGCCTGCGCTAGTTTGGCTTTCTTTACCCAGTTGGAACCTGTGTTGACATGGATACCTGCGATGCGGGAGGCGTCGGTGATGGTCATACCTGACGATATGGCAGCAAAGAATCTTGCTTTGTCTGCGTCTGCTACTCGTCGTTTGGTTCCCATGTTGTTAGGTTAGCCTATCTTTTACCGCAGGTAAAACTTTTTTTGTAGCCATTTTCGCCTTCTGTGTTGCTTCAATGATAGTGGGGGTGTATTGTGTTTCCACAATCTAGTTGAGCATGGGCGTACACCTTTTGCATGGTGCGGGCGAGAACACACGGGAACGTGGGTAGATGTTCCCTGCAACCAACAAGTATCCATGACCGTCCTTGCCCTGTTGTGTAAGTGGAACAAGCAGCGTTACGAACGTCATCTCGTACAACTTTCTCGGTGTCGGCTTAATATCTTGGCTACGGCAGTCCGTCCACAACATCCTGTGGAAAACTGTGGGGGGAGCAATCACACTGCTCTGTGTTCACACCGAAACACGGCAGGGTGTAAAAATAAAAATATAGATTTTTTCTTTTCCCCCTCTGCTGGGTGGTGAGACCCAGTGTTGCAACAAGTCGGCTGAAGGCTCTAGAAGAAGACGCAGGGCGTCACCCAACACCGCAACCGTATAACAACACAAACCCACACTGCGGTCCACACCCCACCAAAAGCAAAAAGAGTGAAACCATCTCTAGCGAATATACATATATAGCGCCCCCCACTAGCCTCGGCAGACCCCCAGTTTCAGGCTATAGTAGTGAAGCAGGCTACAATACGGATTGTTACCTCGGTACAAAATCTGCGGAGATGTTAGGCACACCTAATACCCGACTAGGTAGGTCGGCTTTCAAATATGTTACCGCCGAGTAACCTACCTCTCGGTAACCTCAGATGTTAGGCACACCTAACGGCGCCTACGGGGTGACCCTCCTCTCTCGTGGTGTTAGGTTCACCTAATGCGAACGTGTGTTCGGTCTGTCTTAAGTCGGGGTGGGATTGTTACGGGGTTACATTTAGATTGGAACGTGGTTACATTTTGGGGCGAACGTGTGTTCGTGCGAACGTGTGTTCGGGGTGCTCCGCTTAGGTTGGCGTCTACCCGTTGGTAACCTGTCCCCCGCCCCTGTCATACGTTTCACCCCTTTTGAGGGTCTCAGAGGCGCATATAGGGGCTAGTTTTTCCCCCTTTATTTTCAAGGGTTTCCCGAGGTCTCCCTAGAGTGTGACAAATGTCACAAGAAAAACCCCCGAATAATGCGAGCAGACCCCCTCAAAGGTGATACGCTTGATTTCATCAAGGAGGGCGAGGGGCTCACCTGGTGAACATAGGAGGGACAGATGACAAAGAAAGATTACGAACTAATAGCGGGATACGTGAACGTGCTCCGAATTGAAGCCCGTATCGGGAGCGAGGCGCTGGAAAGCATAGAGAAGACAACAGTCGCCCTTTGCGAATTGCTAGAGGAACAGAACCCCCGATTCAATCGGGACACATTCCTCAAGGCGTGCGGTCTCGTAGGCTTGACGGAGCGCAACTGACGCCCCGCCCCCGCCCTTTAGGGGTAGCGCCGTCAAAGGTGCACGGGGGGCTATTGTTCCACGTGGAACAATTACAACAAAACAAACTAGGAGGGATACCAAGTGAAGACAGAAGAGAAGACAACGGAGGCGGGGAACCTAGCCCCCGTAGTGGAAGCACTGAAGACGATTGAGAAGACACTGCGGGAGAGTGTGAAAGAGCAGACGGGGCGAGAGTTGCCCCCTGTAACGTTCGTAATCCAGCGGGACGCTAGGGCGTGGGGACACATCACCATAGCGCCAGCGTGGGCGACACAAGAAGAAGAGTTAGACCTAGATTACGCCTACGCCCCCGTAGCGGTAGCGCTCGGTCTCGGTCATAAGACAGTAGTCAAGGGTCACCGTGAGGTAATGATATCGGGCGAGAACCTAGCAGAGGGCGCTTTGCACGTCTTCGGGACTCTCGCCCACGAATACGCCCACCATTACAATTTGGAAGCGGGTATCCGTGATGTTGATAGCAACGGGCGTCACAACCTCCGCTTCAAGGAGACCGCCGAGGGTCTCTTCGGTCTCACTATCACCGAGTTTCACAAGGGACATTGGGCGGGGTGGACTAATACGGACGTAGGCGCCGAGTGTGCTAAGCGTTGGCGCTCCTCTATCCGTCTACTTGAGGAGGCAATAGACACCTACGCCCCACGACATAGGGCAACGGGCGGAGGATTCGGCGGAGGCTTCGGCGGGGGTGTGATTCTCCCACCTATGCCAACGGGACGGGACAAGAACGGAATCCGAGCCACTTGCGGGTGTGGGTTCATCATCAGGACGAGCAGGAAACAACTAGCGGTAGGTTCAACCTGTAAAGGGTGCGGGGAGGATTTCAAGGAGGCATAGACAGGAAAGGAGGAGGGGGGACGAGAGTCCCCCGCCCCTACCGAGAGAGACGGCGAGCCGAGCGAGACGGCAAAGGGGGCTATCGGCAGAGTGCCGAGAACCTAGACAGGACTAGGGACTTAAGACAGGAGAAGGGAAAAGTGAAGAACATCACAGAAGAATTAGAGCAGGCAGTAGCCCGCCGAAAGCAGGAGGAAAGGCACGACAGTCTAATCGCCTCCGTTCATAAATTGCGGGGGGCGCTTCGCCTACTTGACGAGGCAGAGGACGACTTCCTAAATGCGGGAATGGCGGAGGAGTTTCCCCACTTGTGGCGGGAGATTCGCAAGGCGAGCAACGAGGCGCTACGGTGCACAGACTGGGCGAGGCGTGAGACCCTAGCACTTGCTAACGAGTTCGGACTTAAGACAGGGGGCAACAAGTGAGCGTAGCAGAGTTAGCAAAGGCGATAGGTCAAGTGGGCACACTCAATCTTGAGGGGCTTGTAATCCCCGTAAAGGTGCGGGACGTTCGTCAGCAGTGGGGACGGGTGGATTATTGGGTGGAGCCTGTCGGCGGTGACGGTCTCAAGTGGGTCAGTGCCGAGCGGGTACGACTTCCCAAGACGGACACCTCTGACCCGTTCGGGTATTAAGACAGGAGATTCTCGGCTATCCCTCCGAGACCCCGCCCCCTCAAGGGGTAGCACCGTCAGAGGTGCAGGCGGGGACTATGTGACAAGAGTCACATAACAAACTATTGACAAGCGTATGACGCTTAGATTAGTTTGGAATCAGTAAGCAAGACGGGGCAACGGGTCAAGTCTTAAGACAGAAGGAGCAAGGGAAAATGGAAAAGACAAGAGCAAAATGGTTCACCCATATTGGGGAGATTCGTTACGAAAACCAACGGGCGGGCTACCACTTTTTTAGCCCCGACACTATGAGGTTCTTCGGGTCACGGGTTCTTCCTACGGTGTACGGGGGGCGGTACTTTATCACGGTAGAAGACGACTTCAGCGGGACGAAGCGCCTCTACACGATACGGGAGGCGCAGGCGGACGGAAGCGTGGACACGGTAGGCGAGTTTCAGGCTTACGAGACACGGGCGCAGGCGGTCAAGGCAGTGCAGGCAATACTTAAGACAGGAGGAAACAAGTGAGCGAGTACCCAACAATTTTAGGCGGGGAGTTCTTAGACGAGAACGCCCTAGCCCGACAGGGCTACACGGAGGAGGAGGTCAGGCGGTTAGCGCTTGACTACCGTCTCTTGTGGGAAATGTTTGACGGGTCTAGTCTTCTCGTTATTCAGCACAAGAAGGCGAGGGGTTACCGTCTCGCCCAAGACTTAGGACAGGAAGAAATGTTCCGTCAAATTGTGCGGGTGAGATTCTTCCGCCGTCTTAATCAGCAGTGTGTCACTCAACGGTATTGGCAGGGGCAGACACGCCGACCCGCACGGGCTAGACATCACGATTCAATTTCGCTCCGTGACAAGTACGTCACAGGACGTAAGACAGGAGGTAACAAGTGAGCGAGGGCATAGACCTATCGTGCGGGTGTGGGAACTATCCCCGCCTAGACGGTTTCTTTCCTTGTAATGAGGACGGCAACGAAATAGAGCCGACTATCGGTAGCGGTTGGGCGGGTCTCTACGTTTGCGGAAGGTGCGGGGACATCACAGACATCAGTATTAAGACAGGAGTGTGACGAAGGTCACAAAATAAAATCTCGTTGAGGCTTGACTTTGTATCACGCTTCAACAAGAATCAAATACAACAAACGCCCGACAGGGCAGAAGGGAAAACAAAATGGAAACAATGGAAATCACACTCACGGTAGAACCCGTGACTGACAGACCCAAAGGGAACACCCGCTGGGGGAAGACACTTAAACAGTGGGAAGGTTCAACGGTTATCTCCGCCCAACCAATCCTCTACGAAAGCAACGAGCAATACGCCCGTGCTGGTGTTCGGGTGGTGTTCGGTCAGGACGTAAGACAGGCAGTAGAGGAATACCAAGACCTCCGCTTCTCGTTCCCAAGTCTCCGCCAGTACGGTGAAGAGGATTCAATCCTTGCCCCTACCGTGATTATCACGGACGAATACGGGGAGATAATCAGGGTGAGTGGCTGTCTTAGGACAGTAACAGAGGAAGGCGTGACAGAGCACCACGTTGAGAACGTCCGTGCTCGTGGAGATGTTGGTCGGGCGCTTGACTCGTGGAACAGGGGCGTGTCTCACTATCACGTTATCCTCAACGAAATCCTCAACCTTAAAGATATGAAGGTCAGAGATGAAGAACGTCTCCGCAAGGTTGCTGAGGTAGAGGCAACACCGATAGATGAATACACCGAACGAGCAATTCAACGGGTCAAAGCGTGGTTGGATAAGGAACGTCCCTGTCCTAAGACAGACCTCAACAATCATCACTCACCGTTTATTTACTCAGATATTCGCACGTTCGCTTGTGACGTAATGGTTCAGGGAATGGCAGAGCATTTCGTAGCGGTAGCGGGCAAGGTCAAAGCCGACAAGCCTTTGAGCCATAGGCTTACGGATAAGTCAGACCCGTTTGTCAGAATCAGTATCGCAGAAGCCTACGCCGAGTGTGTCAATACGTTTGTCACTCAAGTCCATAACGAGAACCTTGCTCTTGCTGGTGAAGCAATCAAGCGGTTTAGTGACTTGGCTAGGGCGGGGTGGTGAGATGAATCGTCACGAAGAATCACTACACGAGGCGCTCTCTACGGTGGAGGAGTTGGTGCGGAAGTTTCAGGAACTACCTCCCACTCAGCGCCGTATGTTGGCAAGGGCGGTCAGGCAGGATATGGCGAGGTTCTCGTTAGGTATTAAGACAGGAGGTGGACAATGTTCAGCACGGTAATCTTGAAAAGGTTTGGGCTGGCGCTCGTGTGTCTTATCGGCGTGGTGCTGTTAGCGGTTGATGATACGGAGGGGCAGGGCGTGTTTATTCTCGTGGTTCTCTTGTGGCTGGTTATCCGTCTGGCGCTGGAGTCCACGAGAGGGGAGGACAGATGAGCAAGACGTTCACCGTTTGGATTGGTGGCATAGATGACATCACTACGGAAGACCTCGGTAAAGCACTTGAGGTTTTGCGGGAATGGATTGGTGAAGGTTACGGAGATGTCTGTCTTGAGGTCAGCGACGAGTGAGGTCTTAAGGCAGGAGTGTGACGGAAGTCACGAAGATAATCCTTGACTGTGTATCACGGTTGAGGGAAAATGAAATACAACAAACGCCCGACAGGGCAGAAGGGAAACAAATGGAAATAGAAACAAAACAACTGGAAGACATAACTTGGTTTGTCCACAAGGTTGCCGACCTCAAAGGATTCTGGACACAGCCAGAAGGTTTTGACTACTGGCACTCTTTCGGAGATGACCTTGACATCAACTTCCACAACTGGAACGGCACAGGATTAGAGTGTGCGGTCTACGCCGTCAAGGACGGCAACACAATCACTAACGAATGGATAGTTATACCAATGAAGAAGGGAAACAAGTAATGCACACAGGACAACTCATCGCAGTAAAAGCAGACACAGAACAGGAAGCCATACAAGAAGTGGAAGCGTTCGCTGAAGCAACCGAATGGTCAGACTGGTACGCACTAGGGGGACGCTGGTCAAACGAAGAAATGAAACACGGCTACCTCCTGACTTACGACAGCAACCCCGAACTGTTCAACCGATTGCTCGTCCAATACGAGGACGCTAATCAGGACATTATCCGCCGAGCACTCAAGCGACACGGCGAGGTAACCGTCACCGACCTACTGACCTTGCCCCGATATAAGTCACGTTGGGCGCTCATCAGAGACGGCGAGCCTGTCCTAGAACGGGAGAAGGTGCTGGACGATGAAGCGTTCAAGGCGTGGGTGGAGGACACCTCAGCGTGGACAACTTTACTGGACGCTCTTGAAGTTTTAACGGGACGTCACACCTACGAGACAGGGTTCTATGACCTGACCGACTACTCAACAAGTCCTCAGCGTGTCATCAAACGGTGTCAAGAGGAAGGCTCCAAGCAACATCTGGTCGTCGTAGATTTCCATTTCTAATGAATGAGGTCACCGACCTTATCGGCTGGCTCTACCGTGAACACTCACCAACCCTACGGCGCAAACTATCCCGTCTTAAGGCAGGACTTGTCCTCCCGCACAGACGATACAAACCGCCAAAGAAATGGTATGTCATACAGGTCTACCCGATATACAAACGGTCACTGCCAAACGCTAAACCTCAAGGGTATCTAGGGTCGTGCCCCTACTTTGGGAAGGTCACAATCTACAAGGACATCAAGCGGGCACACCGATTCCGTAACCGACAACCAGCCTTGCTACGGGCACAGGCGATACAAGAAGAAACCCACAGACTCACGGAAGTAGTAGTCATACCTAACTCCTGATGGTATGCTAACCTTCCCTGATAGAGAAGCCTCGCTCCGAGTTGTCATTCCCTTCCGACTCGTTGAGCGGGGCTTTCTCGTATCTACTGCCCTAAGACAGTACCCTCAGTGCGGGAAGTCCACTGCACCTCAGCGACATAACGGTCACGCTGACGGGGGGTAAGTCCACCCCACACACCGAACCGTCTCCCCGTCTTCTCCTCATAGTAGAGCGTGTACTCAAGACACTCCTGCTTCACAGGACAGTTCTGACAGTAGGCGAGACCCTTCTGCCACACCTTCGGGCTACTGTCCCCAGACTTTAAGACAGGGAACATAGCCTCTGTCGGAGCGTTAAGGCAGTTAGCGTTCTTCTTCCACGAGTTATCTATCGGTTCATAGTTGTAGACCGAGATGATGTCATACGGGTTGCGAGCCATTAGTTTCATTCCTTCGTTTAGGGTATCCGAGCGTGGCAAAGCCCCCTTGCAAATCTTTGCCTGCTATCTTACGAAAGTGGTCATACCACAATCGTTGCTGTTCTTCTGTCATAAGACCGAACCGCAAAAATGTTTTCCCGATTTCGGGTTCAGAACCTATCGCCATTAGATACGTTCAAGGAATCGTTCCCAATCGTCACGTTCCTTATCGGACGACAACCGCTCAAAGTCGGGTTCGTCTGCTTGGATAATGCACCAGCAATCGTTGAGGCTGTCGCCACACAACTCGCACGGGTCATCACCGTTACCTTCCACAATGTTCAATAACCACGAGTCGTAGTCGGTTCCCATTCTTCCTCCTGTCTTACGGCAGGGCTAGTAGCCCGCCCCTTTTCTCCAGCGTTGTATCCACTCGTTATTCATCTCAACACCGTCAGCGTGTTCTTTTGTTTCACACAGCCGAAGAACGTGGATACAGGGGTCTTCCCCTTCTTCCCAATCGTTCTCCTCAAACACGGTCATTGGTACGCCCTCGTGAGTGTTGCAGGTCGGAGGTGAGACAAACCCTTGACGGATACCCACCTCCAACCACTGCTCAAAGTCCAGATGAAACACGTTCATTAGAACGCTTCTTCGTCAGAGAACATTCCTCCGCCGAACTCGTTGGCAATCTTCTTGTTCACTGCTTCAGTCTGGTCGGGGACAACGACGTCCCAACGGAGCGAATAGCCCACGCTGTCAGCAACCAACTTCAACTTGGTGCGCTTCTCGCCTTCCTTGTTTGTCCATTCGTCCTGCTCGTAGCGTCCGCCGACAATGACACAAGTGCCCTGACGGACTGAGGCGGCGACATTCTCTGCCAAACGGTTGAACACGGTGACGTTGTGCCAGCACACTTTCTTCTTGTCGTCCTTGCCGTGACTCACAGCGACAGAGAACTCAAGCACTGCCATACCTGACCCGACAAACTTCAACGGTTCAATCCGTCCGACGTTGCCTTCAATAATTATCTGATTCATTCTTCCTCCTTTAGGGGAATTGTTCGGTTTGCTTTCTTAGGACAGGAGTGAGTTGGTGCTTCCACCAATTTGACATATGTTGTGATGTTCGCTTTACACGATTCACAGACCCATTTAACCTTACTCATAGCCTGCCCTTCTTTCAGCCTTGTTTGTTTTCACAGTCAAAGGTTGTGCCACTGAAACGCCAATGTTTCCAGCAACTTCCCTTCCACAACGACAAGCCTAGCCGAAGGTTGTGCTCCGCTACAAACATTCCTTCGGGGAACGTCAGCCCCATAGATTCCACAAAGGCTCTATGAATCTTGTTCACCTGTAACAGTCCAGCGTCAGCCCCGTTGAAAGCGTCTGCTTGACAACGTGATTCACGCCAGATGACTTGCTGTAGTTGAGACCATACTGTCTCGTCCCAGCCAACCCTGATAGCCGTATCGTGCCACTCTCCGCATAGTCCGTAGCGGGCACGGTCTTGTTCTACCTTCACTGTCTTAAGGTAGGACTTCACTTCGGGACTTAGAGTGGTGGTAGTCGTTGAAGTGGTTGTAGTTGTTGATGACCCGACAGTTGGGTCTTCTGCTTTTTCTGCCTTTGCACTAATGGCGATAAGGCTTGTAATAATTATTACGAGGGGTGCGATAACTTTCAGTCGCATAACTCTCCTTTGTTCAGTGGACAGGGGAAAGTCAATCCATTCAGTCTCCTTTCGTAAGACAGTAAAGAACTATTCTAGTCGGTGTCGTATGCTTCGTTAGTTAGCAGGTCTGTAACGTGCTGTGGATAAAGCAAATAACCCCTAGCAGGGTTGTCGCTGGTGGGTGCAAAGTCTCTTTTGCCTAATTGGTTTATGCGTAAAAACTTTTTAAGTCGTGCCACCTGCACTGCGGTAAAGGTGTGCGGTGCGAACACATACACCCACCACGTTGCCTGCGTCACGTTGATACCTGACGGCTTCCAGCCTGCACCACGAGGATTCTGGTCAGTCTCTACAACCATACGCCCATTACGGTAACGGTCATACTTCACCTCAAACGAACCCGCCTCCAAGTCGTGTAGGAAATCGGTGACCATCTGTTCCCCCTGCAACCCGAACTTCAGGTCGTCAGAGAAAACAAACTTGTCAATGTCGTGAGACGGTTGATAGCCAGACATCAGTAACCAGCCTGCTTCAACAAAGCAACAATGTGTTCCAGTCTTAAGACAGCGTACTGTTCCGCTGGGTTGCCGTACCCTTTGCGTTTCACAACCAAGATACCAATGTCTGCGTTAGCGTTCACCCGTTCAGTCTCGGTCTCAACCAGCCACTCGGAGAGACGCAACTGTTTATGGTTTTTACATTCCCAAACAATCGGACCCGTTCCAGTGATGTCACCTTTGTCGTATGTGCCGTGAAGGACACGACGTTCAGCGTAAGGGAACTGCCCTGTGTCACGAAGGTATTGAACTACCGACGTCTCAAAGGCTGTGCCCTTAGCACGTTCCTTACTCACCAGCAACCCTGTCAGAGCGACGGACAATCACCGTTCGCAACACTCCGACAAACAAGGAAAAGACTAGATGCCCCAGAAAGACACCGACCATTACCTCAATCATTGTTCATCTCCTTTGCGAGCAGGTGGCGGAACAAAGTAGAACGTGAACATTCATACTTCTGACATAAGACAGCAACCTGTTCCATCTGTTGTGCAGTCATACGCAAGGCAATCATCTTGGACGACGCCTGTTCCCCTGTTGGGTCTACGGTGCGTTTAGCGGGCATCAGCCTTCACCGCCTTTTGCTGGCGATAACTTCTTGAACGCTTCACGGAGAGCAGGCAAGTCCTTAGTCTTCAGGTTGCCCCATTCCAAACCTGCTTCGGTAGCCACAGCCTTCGGGTCAAGACTGACCCCTCGGCAGGCTGCCTCAAACTGCTTCACCTGCAACGTAGCGAGTGGTGAGTTGTCGTCCTGACTTACGGCAGGGGCAGGCTTCTCGGTGGGCTTGTTGCGCTCAACCTTTTCCATCTCGGTTCGTGACGGGCGCTTGCCCTTTGTGCCGTGATAGTTCATATTGGCTAACGCTCTCCCGATACTAGAAGTTTCAGCGTTCTCCACAAACGAGGTGGCGTTCACGCCCTTAGAGGATTTGATTTCTTCTGCGAAACCAGTAGCCACAGGGTTGAAGTCGTTGGCTTCACGCCAAATGCTTGCCTTGAATACCACCTTGTCGGCGTCGTAGTGAACCATCTCGGTATAGATACGACCAGTCGGGTTGCCTTCCCAGAAACGGGTCAGTCTTTCCTCAACCGTCTCGTAAGAGTTGATGTCAAAATATGCCATTACTTTTCTCCCTTCAATAGAAGTGTTCTTGTTACTGATTGCCTCATATATTTAGAGGCGATGTCTGGACATTCCGCTTGGAATGTTTTGGAATCAAACGAGTGTCGGGTTTGCCCCTTCCAAGTAGCAACCGTGACACCGTTGATGGTAGCAACCTCAGCGTTGCCAATCAAGTCACACAGTTCTGCTTTCAGTTTGTCTTCCAAATCTTTATACGATTTCAGTTCGGACTTTATGTGCTTCAACTGTGCGATAAGTTCGCTTGCTGAGCGTTCAAGTTCAACGGATTCCTCTGTCGGTTTCTGGTAGCGGGTTGTGATTGTCTCGTATGACCAGCGGACACCTGACGGGGTGATGCCAATGTCAATAGCGTTCAACCATTTTTCAACTGCGGAGATATGTTCCACCACTTCGTCGCTTGTTACTTCTTGAACGTGGAGATGGAGAATCATTTTGGGGTCAAAGATTGCCCAAGTGATTTCGTGTACGTCGGCACAGATAGCCTGCTGGATACCTTGCAGTTTCCAATAGTCGGGTAGTACGCCTGTCCATTCACGGGTGGAGGTTTTGATTTCTAACACCTTGCGGGTGTCGCCTTCTTCGTAGAGACCGTCAAGGGTGGCAATCATTCGTGCCCCACCTTTCGTGTCACAAGCGAACATTTCTTCAGGTGTGATGTATTTGATACCTAACTTGTCGCAAGCCCATTCCAACACGAACGGTTCAAGACGGTTGCCTCGTTCCATAGCGGGGTTTGGTGGTATCGGCTTCGGAGGTATGTCGCCCAGTAGTTCGGCTGCATACTTCTCCATTGGTACGAACGGGTGTAGCCCGTAGATAGCGGCGACTGCTGACGCAGACACACGCTTGTTGTTTTCCTTGTCACGGAAACGGTCATTCAACCATTCTTGCGAACCGTGTTCTTGCTTTGGTATGCGATAACGATTAAGAGTCATCTGG